TCTGTCCGTCGAACGGCATCTTCAGGCTCCCTTTACGAGCGAGTAACGCGGAGAGGCACGATGGCCGCGCCAGCGGTGGTGCCGTCGAACTTGGCCGGAAGGGCGATGTTCGACGTTGAGACGTTGGTGATCACACCGGCCGGAGTGACGAAGGCTGCGTCGCCCTGCGCCACCGCGACCGATGCGCTGACGAAGACCACACCTTCGTTGAGGAGGGCGAGCGTCTTGTATTGAGCGACCGTATCGGCGGTTTCGCCGATGCCCGGCACCTGGCCGACATCGGCAATCGCGATGCCGAGAAACTTGCCGGCGGCCGGAGTGGCGGCCGTGCAGCCGTGATCTCCCGTGCCGCGAAAGCAGGCTTTGCCGAACGCGATGCCCGCCGCATCCTCGACGGAACGGCTGATGCGGTTCGACACTTCACCGTTCGCAACCATTCCGGCGAAACCAGCGGCCGGGGTTGCGGTGTAGGTGCTCTGAACGGTGATCGCCATGTCGTTCTACTCCTTAAGCGGCAGCGGCAGGCGCTGGACGGCGCCACGCGTTCGATTGCTCTTCGCGGGCCTTGTCGCGGGCCTTGAGGTAGTCCGCCCTGGCATCGGCGACGTTGACCGGCTGCGAGCCGATGACGCTACGAAGCGCGTCCGTCTGCTCTGCAGGCTTCACGTCCTTGGCGAGCACCCTGAATGCGCCGGCCACGGCCGCGTCGTCCATGTCCTTGGCGCTGTCGCCGAGCTTGGCGGTCACGACCGCCTTGCGGATGTCGCTTTCGCTCTTGCCATCGGTGACGATATTCGGATCGATCGCCTTTACGGTGGCGACGAGCTCGGCGCGGTCGCGGGCAAGCTGCTCGAGCTTTTCCGGGCTGACCTTCGCATCTTCGAGCTTCTGGTTGAGCGCGGCGATCTCGCCGTCCCTGGTGGAAACCGTCGCGGTCAGCTCGCCGACCTTCGTTTCGGAAGCCGCGAGCTTGTCCTCGATCGCCTTCGCCTGGTTGAGCAGCTTCGTGATCGCCGCCTCGGCTGCGTCAGTGACCTCGAGCGGAAGTCCGTCGAAGGTGATCGTCTTGGTCGCCACTTGGCTTCCTCCTGAATTGGACGTCTCACGACGTGCAGGGTCATTTGTATGGCCGTCCGAACCGTCGTTGTAGGTTCGTTCGTCGATCAAAAATTCAAACAGGTCCGCCGGCAGCGATCCGCACCTTGCAGCGTCGGCGATCCGGCACTCGGAACCGGCGCGGCCACGATCGACGATTGCGACGTGGTTGCCACGGATCGACGCCTGCCGAACTGGGCAGGCGGTCCCGTCGGCGGCCTGGAAATCGCCGAACTCCAGCTCGGCTGCGTAGCCGTTCGACAGCTCGCGCTTGCCTCCGTCGACGGCCTGAATCGCGTCGGCATCGGTCAGCAACAGGTCGAAGCTCAGATGCTCGCCGTCGCGAACCGCGCCCATGACGACTCCGCGCGCATGGTCGCGCCAATTCTCGGCGGTGACAGCTTCGTTCGGATGGTTGTCGGTGATCGGCTTGCCGATGAAGCTGTGGATCGCCTTCTTGTCGAATACGGTCGCTTCGTCGCGCAGCACGTTGACGTTCGCCTGGTCGCGGAGGCCGTGCCTGTTCTCAGGATCGACCTCAGCGCCGGTGTAGCTGTAAACGCCGGTACGCGCGGCCTTCGCCCTGACGACCATGTAGCCGTCGTTCGTGCGGCGCGGCGTATCGAGCGTGAGGAGATCGGTGAAGAGCATCAGGCGGCCTCCCGCTGAGAAACGCGGATGAGATCGGCCGCGAGATTGCGCGCAAACTCACCCAGCTCCTCTTTTGAGAACGTCGCCGGCTCGCTGCTGCATTGGCGAATGTGAACCGACAACTGGTACGCCGTGAGGCCGTTGTCGCGCATCAACCTATAGAGGAGCTGGGAAAGCGCTTCTGCCATGCGCCCGAAGTTACGGGCGCGAGCGCGCAGGGTGTAGGTTCGTTAGCGAATCGGCTGGGCCAAAGCACTCAGTCGTCAAAAACCAGCACCGCCTGCTCAGTGCAGCCGCAAAACGGCGGTTCTCCGGCACGGTCGCCGGCGGGGATGCGCGGGTCGTCATTCTTGTATATTTTGCCGTCGCGAGCGACGTGCCAGCTGCGCGGGTGCCGTTTTGCGGAATGCCTCCACTTATATTGTCCGATTCCAGCCTGTTCACGGCGAGCACGGTTCAATCTGGCGCCAAGTTTTGAGGTCTGATCGGCCGCGATTCGCCGCGCTCTCGACCGCGCCATGCCGACAGCCTGAACGATCTCCTTCGCCACCTGATCGGCGGGCTTGCGCTGCTGGAATCCGGTGAACACGGCATTGGCGATGCGTCGCCGCGTTTCGTCGGACACGTCTTTGACCAGACTGACGTTCCAATCGACGACCGCGCCGAGCGTGTCGTTCACGTCGCCGGAGGTGAGGACCGTGTTCAGGTCCACGCTCGCCGCCGAGAGGACGTTCCTTACCCACTTGCCGCGCTGCACCTGCTCGACGCGCATCGCCCATTGGCGAAGGTCCGGCGTCAGCAGCAGGATCAGCCGCTTGACTTGCGCCTCGACGCTGTCCATCGCGCTCTTCGTGTCGTCGCCCGCCGCGTCCATCTGCAGCTTGGCGAGCGCCCGGCTGTAGGCGGCGACGATAGCGGCGGCGGCGTTCGCCCATTCCGTGACGACGCGCATGTAGATCGCCGCGAGAGATTGAGCCTGAGCGCGTGTCGTCTGAAGCTTGGGGAGCACGATCGGCTTCTTCGATGGACGGTGAACGCGCGCGGCGAGGTCGAAACGGAGAGCCATCACTTGCCCTTTGTCGGTTTCGCCTTCGGCTGCGGCTCGGAAATCGGCGGGGCTTGCGGTGGCGCTTTCTCAATCGGCGGCACGTTGGCTTCTACCGCGGCGACGCGCGCGGCGAGATCGTCAGCATCCGGCTCGTCGAGCGGATTGTCGCCAGCCGCCTCTGCATCCTCGAACGCCGATTCCGAGCCGGGGAAGCGCCCGCTTTCGATCATCCGGTTCTTGATGATCGCCTGAAGCGCGCTGTCGGGCAGGATACCGGTGTCGGAATAGAATTTGAACGCCTGCGCCATCTGGAACTCGATGGTCGCTTCGTCCTTCTCGTCGGTATCGTCGAGCGAACCGAACTCGTAATAGATATCGGTTGGCGACGATCCGAGCGCGGACGGGATGAGCAGCGCATCGATCTGGTCGAGCGCGGGCGCCAATAGCTCCGATTGCCGCGCCTTGATCATCGAATGATAGTCGCGGGCCTCGCCGTCGCCGGTCGACTGAAGCCCTCGCGGCGATTGCCCGAGCAGCCGGGTCAGCGGGATATCGGCGGCACCGGCAACCACGTCCATGAACGCGAGCATGATGTCGGGGATGCCAGCCCAAGTGACCTGGACCTGTTGCCACTCGTCGTCGGCGTCGATCAGCAGCGAGCGATAGTTCGATTTCGTCTGAGTCGCCCATGCGACCCGCTTCTGGATCAGCGCCTCGCCTTCGGCTGTCCCGACGATGCTCATCAGGTCCTTGAACTTCAGCACGTCGACGGCGGCGCGGTCGATCAGGCTCGAAAAGCCCGATTGAGCGAGGTCCGCGTTCTTCACCGCGTCGCCGATCGACTGCATGATCGGATCGCCCCAGAACCATGAGACCGACGGCCAAAAGCCGCCTTCGGGCGCTTTCTGGCCGATGAAGGCGACGACTCGCGAAGGGTGCAGCTTCACGGTCTCGCCGTTGCCGCCCGTGAGCGTGAAGAAATCGGGCTGTCCGAACCACGGATCGGCCGGGTCCATGCGGCGCTGGCCTTCGCCGATCTGCCAGCGCGAGACGACGTGGAGATAGACCACCCCGCCCGTGCCGATGCGCGACGGATCGAGCGGCTGCGTCGTGTCCGCATCCTTCGTTCCGAGGATGATCGCGGAGCCGCCGAACAGGCGAGCGAGCACCAGCGCGCGCTCGCACTTGGCCTTGACCTTCAGCCGCTTCTCTTCGGCTTCGAGCTTTTCGATGGTGTTCTTGTCCGCCTGCCAGTCGCGCCATTCGCGCGTCATGTCGAACGGCGGAACGTCGACGATCTTGCGGATTAGCCAACTGGTCCGGTAGCCGGCCTCGGCTTCGGCGCCGGTCAGCGGCACGAAATTGTAGAACGAGTGAACGCGCTTGTCGGCGGTCGTTCCCATGCCCGACATGACATTCGTCAGCCGGTCCCATAGCTTCACGACTGCGCCCATGCGCTCGAAGATACGAAGAGGCGGCGCGAGGGTGTAGGTTCGCTAGACCGCGTTCCAGTCGTAGTTGCTGCCGGTCAGCATCAGCTCGGTCAGCGCCCATACGAGCGCATCGGCGCGATCGGGCGATCCCTCGCCGACATAGCCGCTGGCGGTGAAATTGCAGAGCTGGTCCTCGAGGTCAGCGAACACGCCCACATGCGAGACACGGCCCTGCTCGTAAAGCGCGGCGATCGGCTCGGCGCGGACAACTTTGCCGCGCGAGGCGACGACTTCCTTGTACGCCGCGTTCTTGTCTGCCGTCTTGATGACGAACTCGACCATCGCCCCGCCGAAGTTGCGCTCGCCGATGATCCGGTCAGCGCTGTGGCGATGGTACATATCAACCGCGCGCCGACCCCAACCGTCGGGCGATAGCTGGCATGTCGCATCTTCGAACACATAGCCGCGACCGTCGATGCCGAGCCCAGCAACCACGATTCC